TCCTTCACAATTGTAATATTGCAGCCTTCAATAGTTCGCCCATCTGTTGTTTTAATCCAAATTCCTTCGTCTCCGTAGCAATCATAGTCTTTGACCTCTACACGCTCCCAACCACAATTCTGCTTATCAGTTGGTATGTAAGCGTACGTGCCATGACTTGCCGCGCTTCCACTTTCTGAACACCCAACAAGACCAATTACGGTCAACACTAGACCGACTAGCATTATTAGTGTTTTATTCTTCATCGTCTTCCTCCAAAATTTCAATCCCTACAACTACCCCTCTGCCTTTATCCGTGTAAAAAATAACATCGTTTCCGTTGAGAAAGTGAGGCAAAATTTCCTCATAAGCTTTTCTGCTATGCTCGCAAATAAGTGTTTGCTTATTGTCCAGTCTATACGCAACTTTCATCACGACTCTCTTTCTATCTTTTGAGCACGTTCTAACCAATATTGACGTGAGACCTTGCGCTCAAGCGGTGTCATCTTGTGGCTTTCAATGTCACTATAGTAGACTTTCTTAGCACTCTTTTTTATCTTCTTGACGTCAATCACTCCAAGTTTTATGCGCTGTTTCAGCTGATAATAGCTCAAATCCCACTCTCTACACACTTCTGTGTAATGACCAGTGAATTTTCTTCCAAGTGCCTTGTCATTGAATTCATACGCATCATGTGGTTTTCCATTCTCTTTAGAACCTACTTCCTTTTTGGTGACACGACCCTTGTAGACCCTTTTGTAAATCGTCCGAGAAAGCACACCAACTTTTTTAGCGTATTCTTCAATAGTTCCTGTAAATGTTTCGTTGGTTGAATTATCAGTAAATTCATACACTTTAACAATCATTGCTTAACCTCGCTTTCTTGTGTTCCGCCCCAGTTGTCAGCGTGATAAATAATTACTTGATTTTCTAATAGAGTCCTGTTCTGCTCTCTGAGCTCTCTATTCTCTTGTTTTAATTTATCCATTTCTGGCTCATAATTATTCATCGTATGAACACACCCTAACACGTATACAATGCTCAATAGCGAATATAGTGCTATTCCAACCAGTAAAATATCCCAGATGTGGTTTTTAATTATCTTTACGAACATTCATTTTTACCTCAATCGGTTTGTTTTTAATTCCTCTCAAGACACGGACATTGATAGCTATTGCTGTCAAACTTAATATGATGGCTATTACGTCAAAAATATTCATTCTAACCTCCGTAAATCAAATACACAGCTGCTTCCATTTGAGCTAACCCACTGGCAAATCCAATCCAATCAGAAAATTCTTGCGACATCGGTAACCAGTCTTTAGTAGCTCCCCAATCATAGTCATCTGGTTTTTCTTTGCTAAAAATACAATCCAAACAACCCAAAAAAGTCATTCCGTCTTCCATCATTTCAGAAAAATAGTCAATTCGTTTTTTTACTGCTGGTGGTAATTCGTGAACTGGCGGAACAACTTTACCGTCTTTAATGCCCCACTTATAAATCCCTTCCATTTTAATATCAATTGCATCTTTCATTTTCTTTGTTAGTCCTTCTGAATACATATTACTCTCCTTTACACGCTCAAAGATAACTGCTTGTTAGCTTGCTCAATTTCTAGACGCAAGTTTGTTTGTGGTTGCCACTGTTTCCAATAATCGTAAGCACGATCAATATCTTTTTTCTTCAATAAGTCGTAGCGTGGGATTTTAAACAGCTCTTTGAAATCTTTAGCGGCTTGACAAAACACCTTCTGTCTTAGCTTGCTATCAGAATACGCTGGCGCATCATAACCGCCCAAGCATTTAACTACTGCCTTGTTACGTTCTTTGGTCAAATCCTGGTTGATTGACGGATTGACTGGCTGTTCTTCTTTCAAATAGACAATATCGCCACGCATCTCAGCTTGTTCTGCTTTGATTTCTTTCTGTGTTTGAAACAATTGGATAAATGCATCCTCTGCTGTCAAAGCGTTTTGAGTAGGAGCAATATAAGCGCCGTGTTTGCGAATGGCTGGTAACACCTCATCTGTCACCCAGTCAGCAAATTTTTCAGCTTCTGGCTTGCGTGATTGAAAAACCAACTTGTAGAAATTGCTTTCGTTAATGAAATTAGCTTTCTGGACACCTCCATTTGTAAGGAGGTCGGTAATAACTACCCCCTTTGGATTTAATCGTGATGCCGCATCTTTATGGTTCTTGATATCTAACACACGACAACAATCTTTAAGATTAAAATAAAATTCATCCTCAATTGTTACTGTACGCACTTGACCAAATTCTTCATTATTGAATACTTGTACATCCATCATTTGAACACCTCTTCACCGTTTCTAAGCATATTGTTAGCTAAAACATGACTTGTAATTTGTCGCTGAGTTTCTGGATCTTGATAATATTTTAAAGTTGCTTGATAAGCTTGTTTAGCCTCTGTGATTTTCTTATTTGCCCATTTAGTAAATAGCGCTAGATACGTAAATCCTAAAATTCCAAATAAGATTACAATAAACTGCTCTTGTGTCATTTGCCATTCTCCTCAAATAATTTCTCAAATTCTCGTGTAATATTTCTCATTCCAAAAGCTTCAGATGCTCTGAAATAGAAATCTTTATCATGTATTTTCTTGAGATATAACTGTTCTCTACATCCTGGACAAGAAACTGATTTTCTATGATTTTTAATCTTCAAAATCGTGTACGTCCCACAAAACGGACACATTACTTCTGCCTTAACTCGTTCTTCTTTCATGCCACACCTCTAAAATGGTAAATCGTCTTCGTTGATATCCATAGGGCTAGAGTTCCCAAAATTTCGGCTAAAATCAGGATTAGTCTGCATTGATTGACCTTGGAAAAAGCTTGTCTGTTGCCCTTGTGGTTGTCCAAAATTCCCTTGATTTGGATTTTGATAGCCATTATTTGGATTTTGTGGCTGTTGATTTTGGAAATTGCCACTATTTTGGAAATTGCCTTGGTTCTGATAACCTTGATTTTGCCCAAAATTGCCATTGTTACCATTATTTTGGTTTTGAGCTGGCGCATATCCATTGATTGCATCGATGATAATTTGTGGGTATTTATTGCCTTCGTGCTCATTTTGACGATAGCGACCTGTAATAGTCACCAAATTTCCGACATTGTCATATAGGACATTTCCTAGCTCACCGAAAGCAATTACTTTGATGTAGCCATGTTTGTAATTGCCATCTTCACCTTTACCATTGGCAAAGCTCATGCTTGCTGTTGTAAAGTTTTGATCGTGCTTGTTGTATTCATTATTAAAGTTGATATAACCTTTATTCGTTACTTCCATTGTCGTCCTCTTTCCTATTTCTTACACTACTTGTAAACAATAACGCTAAGAACATCCATAGCGGCTGTTTGAAATAAACAGCGATGAATGCACATACAAGCAAAGCACCAACATCGTGTAATAGCCAAGCTAACCAAATCATTCAACTTCCTCCACTTCTCTAACTTCTAACTCGTGCACGCCAAATTTTAAAAGTGGCGCATATCTCTCATTAAATTTAATCGCTGCTGCATATGGATTAGAAGCCTCTACTTCAGCCCCTAAATCCAATGCCGCAATTTTTCCGCTGACGTAATATTTTTTCATCCTTCAAACCCCATTTCCATGATCATGTTTTGTTGTTCATACTTAATGCCATTCATCTCCAAGAAATCTTTAAACATTTTGGCTTGTTTAACACCTCCAGGAAACGTCAAACGCAAATCAAGTGTCAACGCTTTGTCAGGCTCAAATTTTGGCTCATTTTCAGCCGTGTTTTGTGTCTCGGGTGTAATTGTATTACCTTCCAAAATCTCTCCAGTTTCAGCGTTATATGCCTTAATTTGAGAGTTAGCATTTTCTTGCGCTAGACGTTCAATCTCCGCTTTACGTTCAGCCTCTGCTTTAGCTCGTGCTTCCGCTTGCTCTTTACGTAAAGCAATAGCATCTCTATCAGATTTCATGATTTTAAGAACATCAACAAGTGATTTTCCATCTTCAAGATAGCGAACATAAGCATCTGGAAGTAATTCATAATCTTTAGCTTGTTCAATGATTGTCTCTTTACTTTCTTCAAATTCACGTACAGCTTTGTATTCTTCCAAGACAATCTGATCAATTTCCTCAAGCGTTGCTGTTTTAAGTTCAAATTTGCCTGCTTTAAAGTATTTCTTCAAGCTATATGAATTGTATTTATCCTCAAAAGTTGATTTATCCAGTTGAGCTAGTTCGCATTTTTCTTCAAAAGCAGCACGTACTGCGTCAACTCGTAGCAATCGCTCTTGTTCGTCGATTGCATTAAGACCTGCCGTGATGTTGTCAATTACTTCGTCAAGCGGTTTGATTGTTTGGTCATACCATTTTTTAAACTCTTTGTATGGCTCGCTGATAACCGAATTAATTTCTTTGCGTCGTGCTTCAAGCGCTTGTTTTAGCTTGTTCAAACGTGTACGCTCTTCGTAGTCAGCTTTGTAAGTTGCTGCTGTCACTTCATAGTCAGCATATTGAGCAACTACTGCACTTAGCTGACGCTCTACTGCTTCATAATCTACTTTGATTTCCGCTGGTTTAAATTCAACATTGATTTCTGTTAGTGCATTATTTGTTACGTCTTTCATTATTTATCTCCTTTACAAGTCGTTAAAATTAATTTGATTTGGATTTGGATTTTGTTGTGGCATCAGTGATTTGATGTAATTTACCACTTCGTTAAAATATCCGCTTGGAACAGCTCTAAAATCGTTGATGTTGTAACGAACCAAAATACCACTTGCTACAATATCTGGGTTTTGGTTAGTCATCTGTGCAAGCTGATTGATGCCGTTATAAATCTGCTGCAATTGATTATCATTGATGTATTGCGTTTGCTGTTTTGTGTTCGTGCCCTGCTTTTGCTGTTTCTGATATTCATTCGTATCAGCATCTTTAGCATCATCAATTAAGAAAATACCGTTTAAGGCATATTTTCTGGCATAGCTTGACGCTGCTCCTGTTATCTGAGATGCATCCATACCTTTTTTCTTTTCTTCCTCACGGGCTCTTGCCTCAACCGTAATTTTTTCGCCTGTACTTACATCAACAAAATCAAATGTAGCTACTAGATAATATCTATCGCCAACTTGCTCAATGACATCTTTTCTAAAGAAAGCTGTACATTCGTTTTCCCACAACAATGGCTTTATAGCGTTCAAAATATCCTCAGCATTCCTGTAGCTATAGCCTCCAAATTTGTTATATTGACCTTTAGGAACGTTTAAAACTTTTTGGATATTAAGGAGTTTTTTATAAATCGTTACATTTTCCATTCCTGGTCCTCCAACTATTCTTCTTTCCAACGATCATAAGCCTCGTCTTCATCGCCCTGAAATACTTCTTCATGGTCCTCATACGTGCTTAACCAATTATCATAGTCAAAGTCACCAAATAATCCATGTGTCATTTATTCACCTCGACAGCTTGCATTAAGTAGTAGCAAGTCTTTAAACCATAATCAATGCGAACGATGTCGTTAGCTTCATTGTATTTCTTATCCCACTTTGGCTTATCAATTGCTGAATTAATAGCTACATCACGTTTTAGTGCCTTAACAGCATCTTTGATGTTATCGTAAAATCCAACGTGAAACTTGCGGTGACCGTTGACAACGTGTAATAGTTCGATTTTCATTAATCTTTATCCTCGTCAAAATTTGCTTTCAACTCTTCCAATTTAACCTTGAACGCTTCTTCAGCATCCGCTCCATTTAAAACATCTTCTAAAACTTCAGACAGTAGCAAGAAACCGTCAAGCATTCCTTTTTCTGCATCATTAAGATTGACCATGCCAACCATGTCGCCGAATTTTCCAATAGCGACGATATGAGTAATCTCGGTTTTAAGCTCTTTTACTCGTTCAAGTGTTTTGTGTTCATCTAAAATTGTTTGTTTTAAATCTGCCATTGTGTTCTCCTATTTTTGAAATTCTCTGTACAAGCTAATTTGGTGCTCTCTGCTTTCCTCGTCATCGTCCCAAAGCTCAGCAGCTGCTATCAGCATTTCCAGGAAGTCGTTATCAACCTCAACTGGTTTACTACTTCCTTGCTTTAGCTGTTCAGCAGCTCTCAACTGCTCAACGTTTGTAATACCTTGCGAACGCATGCGAACTAGGATACCGACAACATAATTTAGAAACAGTTTTCCGTTTCTAACAGATATCTTCAAAGCCTCGTTGATTAATTCAATAGAGTAGCCGTCTTCTTTAACAAGCTTTTGGATATCTTCCAATTCAAACGGTGAAAGCATACGACCAAAATTAGCTTCAAAATTATTAATAAGTTCCTTTAAGTCCATAACACCCACTTATTAATCTTTAGTAATTATTTATTATTAGTAGTTATTTATTGTTAGTAATTATTAGGTGGTGATTTCTCAACTTTGAGAAACTCAACTTTGAGAAACTCAACTTTGAGTTTTCTACATTTGAGTTTTCTACATTTGAGTCAGCTCGTTATCTAGCTGTTGTTTTAACTGCTCAAAGATTTCATCAGTAATTTTCCTATCAGCACAAAACCTAAAGTAAGATATCCCGCTTTTATCACCTAGTCCTTTTCTGTAAGTTCTTATGTATTGATGTTCTTCAAGCTCTTTTAAACCAGTCCTAACAGCTGAAACTTTGTCTTTTGATCGTTTCGCTATTTCTTCTGGATACACTCGCCAATTTTCTTTATTTCTTAAAATGACCATCAGTATTCCTTTGGCTTTAAAAGAAAGCTCATCATCGTCCAAGAACTCATTGCTAACAGCTGTATAACTTGATGTTGTATTTCTGAAATATGTACTGCATCAGCTTGCCTCCTGAGCTCTCTTGACTGATAAAATCGTTCTATAAACAGAATGTCCAGCTGGGATTGTGAATGTTGACGGTTTAAACTCAACAAGTTTCACTTTGCCATCTTCGTTTATTTCACGATAACAAGTGACTTTCGGTTTCCATTGTTCTTTTTTTCGTTTCATGTTAAAATATCCTTGTAAATGTTTATGTTTGTTCCTGACTAATCGCTGTTAGTCGGGTTTTTTGTTTTTAAAAAGTTGTTGTTTTCGAAACTTTTGTTTTAAAAAAAATTAGGTTCACTTTAAAAATCCTCCATTTTAATACCTAGCATGTGAGCAATTTGGCACGCTTCTGAGTAAGAAAAATCTCGTCCATTATGTCGATTGATTTTAGCGCTAAAAGTAGATTTATTCATATCAAGCCTTTCCGCTATTTGTTTTTGTTTCATTCCTTTTGAAACAATAATACTTTTTAAATTGATATACGGACGCTCAAAATCGTGTCTTTCAAGAACAGCGTTCATATTTCGTCTCCTTTCTAAGTTGCTGATTTCGCAACCTTTGTGATTTTAGTTTATAACTTTTCTGTTTCGTTGTCAACAACTTTTTTGTTTTTTTATAAAAAAGTTTGCGAAAACGAAACTTTTATGTTAATATTACATTATCTTATGAAAGGTAAAACATTATGATTGGTAATAAGATAAAAGAACTCAGAAAAGAGCGGAAACTAACACTACAAGAACTAGCTGATACACTAAACGAAAAATATCCAAACACTATTAATTTTAATAAAGGAAAAATTTCAAAATGGGAAAACAATAAAGAAGAACCTAGATTGTCTTCTGTAAAAATCATTGCAGATTTTTTCAATGTTCCTCTAGATTATTTTGATGGAAAAGATGTTTCTCATTCTGAAATTGTTTCTATATATGAAAAACTAAACGAAAATAGACAAAAAAAGGTCTTGAACTTTGCTAGTGATCAACTCGCTGAACAGGAGCAAGAAAATACTGTTTCTTCTATCTTTAGTAAAAAAGAAGAAGATGACAAATACATCACCGACTATGTTCAGGGATTGGTAGCTGCTGGACATGGTGTTTTCCAATGTGATAACTTATACATGGAAGTCAAGTTAAGAGCTGATGATGTCCCAGAAGAATATGACACTATCGCTAAAGTGGCTGGTGACTCAATGGAACCGTTGATACAAGATAATGACTTGTTGTTCATTAAAGTAACTAGTCAGATTGAGCCTAATGAGATTGGTATTTTTCAGGTTAATAACAAAAACTTTGTCAAAAAACTTAAACGTGACTATGACGGTAGATGGTATTTGCAAAGTCTAAATGATAAATACGAAGAAATCTACTTATCAGAGAACGACGACATCCGAACAATCGGAGAAGTCGTTGATATTTATAGAGAGGATTAAAATATGGGATTGTTTAGCCTTTTATTTGGTAAAAAAAGAACAAATATACAGCCAAAAACTTCTATGACATTTTCATCTTCTGATGAATTTGACTACTACACCCCAGAATATTTCAAAATATTAGATACAAAACCTAATATATTTGAAATTTACGGTAGACCTCACAATTTTCCAAAGTATGACGATAGTTTTATCACTAACGAGAACTACAAATTGAGAGAGCTTTTACTATTAGTGTGGTGGGGAAATCCAAAGAATGGTCGAAAATCTACTGTAACTATTCCTAAATACTTTTTTTATAGTTACAATTTAAATGCTGAGAAATTGACTAATGATTTTAAATCCAACGGTCTTCTAGTAGATATAGAAGAAAAAACGCTATTAACAGAAAAAGGTCGAACAGTTTACGATAAATACAAAGCTTTATGGGAAATCCATGTTGTAAAACAGTATCCAACTAATCTTGATATCGATTTTCCGTCATGGGACAAAGAACAATTTGAGTTAAAATTGTATCAAATGGAACTAACATACTATAAAGCTCACGCAAATCATTGTAAAAAGTTGGTAGACTTTTTCAACTCTCTCAACATACCTTCTACTTCTACTGCTACTGCTCAAGATGTACATGATCAAATCAACTACTACATAAACGAAGGTAACAGCGACCTCGCAAAAGTTAATGACTATCAAGAAAAAATAGCTATTCTAAAAGAAAAAGCCGCCCATAGGTTAAGTGACTAAAAACAACGTGCAAAGGACTGAACCACGTTAAAAGCTGGAAATGGAGAAAAATACAATGAAGAAGAAAACTGCTATTATCATTGCTACAGCTTTCTTGTTTGTCGCTAGTCCTGCTATTGAGACAGCTGTTTTTCCTCAAGCTCATACAGCTTACGCCGTATCAAAAGAGTATAAAAACGCTCTTGAAACAGCTGAGTTGATGAAAGACGCAAACATGTCTAAAAAAGCTTTCTATCAAGCATTACAAGATGAAAGCGGCTTTGAGAAAAAAGCGGTAGATTATGCTGTTAAAAAACTGAAAATCAGTTGGAAAAAGAATGCTTTAGCATCTGCTAAAAACTTTCAAGACTATGGCATGTCTAAAGAGAAAATCAAAGAAACATTGCTTAGCGAAGAGGATGGCGGAGGTTTTACAAAATCAGAAGTCAACTACGCTATTAAACATTTAGAAGACGAAGATTAAAATAAACAAAAAAGCCCACGCTCAAATTTGGACGAGGAGAGCGTGAGCTAATAATTGGTAGTATAGTAAAAAGCCTGCTTTTAGTAGGTCTCTTTACTATACCCATTTTAACACAGAAATGAGGTATAAATCAATGCAAACAAAACGAAAAGTAGCTATATATAGCCGTGTCTCTACACTACATCAAGCCGAGGAAGGCTATTCAATCGGTCAGCAAATCGAAGCACTGGCGAAGTATTGTCAAGCTATGGATTGGAGTATTTATGACAACTATTCTGACGCTGGTTTCTCTGGTGGAAAACTTGAAAGACCAGCTATGCAAAAAATGATACAAGACGCTGAATCTGGCAAGTTTGATACTGTAGTCGTATATAAGCTTGACCGTCTTAGCCGAAACGTCAGAGACACGCTCTACCTAGTCAAAGACGTTTTTAACGCTAACAACGTTGATTTTGTTAGCTTACAAGAAAATATAGATACTAAATCAGCTATGGGAAATCTCTTTATCACACTACTTTCTGCTATCGCTGAATTTGAGCGGGAGCAAATCAAGGAACGTATGCAGCTGGGTGTAAAAGGACGAGCAAAGTCAGGGAAAACAACTTCTTGGACCACGCCACCCTTTGGCTACGAGTACGACACTAACACCCAATTAATGACCATCAATCACTATCAAGCTGAAATTGTGCGCGATATGTTTGATAAGATCATTTCTGGCTGGTCTATCATGGGTATCACAACCCATTTAAGAAAAACCAATAATAAAAAATGGACTCATGTAAGAGTTAAACGCATTTTGGAGAATGTAGCTTATATTGGTAAAGTGAAATACCGTGATGAAATCTTTGACGGAGAGCACGCGCCTATATTGACGGAAGAAATATTTTATAAGGCTCAAAAAGCTTTAGAAGAGCGGACAAGTAAGAAAGATAATACTAGACCTTTTCAAGGGCTTTACATGCTTTCGAACATCGCAAAATGTGGATACTGCGGAACGCCTTTGAAAATAGATAGCTACAAGCCTCGTAAAGACGGCACTAGAAAACGTACCTACACTTGTATCAACAGAAACCCAAAACGAATAAAGACGGCAACCTACAACGATGGTAAGCAATGTAAAGAGTCAGGGCGCTACGATGTCAAAGACGTTGAAAAGTATGTCTTAACAGAAATAAGCAAGCTACAGCTAAATCCTAAATCAATAGAATCACTGTACAGAGATAAGCCCGAAGAAAATATAGCAGCTCACCAAGAACGATTAAAAAAACTTGAAACTAAGTTATCAAAGCTAAACGACTTGTATATAAATGAACTTATTTCTATGGAAGTGTTAAAACAAAAAAGCGCTGAACTTCTCAAAGAGAAATCCAGCTTAGAAACATTTATAAATAACAACAAAAGAAAGACAAATAACAAACCAGCTTTTGAGAAACTTGCTAAAATGGACGATATTTTTAAAATGTCCTACGACGACCAAAAGAGAATTGTTAAAACATTAATTAAACGTGTAGAAGTTAAACGTGATGAAATCAACGTTATTTTTAAATTGTAAAATTACAGTATTTAGGAGCACCTACTAGTATAGTTGTGCATGAATCAGAACTTTTTACCATGTATGTTTTCTCCCTTGTTTGTTATGATATTATTATATCAAATAACCCGACAAAAGTAACAAAGACGGTCTAACCAGACCGCCTTTTGTTTTTATTACAAGCCAAATCGTTTTTTAAGTTCCATATTTTTCTATTCAAAAGTTACGTCGCCGTTATCAACAGAACCGATATATTGCATTTTGCGTTCACGTTCATCGGCTGGTGCCATTCCACGAGCTTCAATGCTGATATTTCCGTCTTTATCTTCCCAGATATCAAGCATATCTGCTTCAAGTTCCATATCTTTGATAATATCCAAAATTTCTTGTTCAGTGTGTTTCATTGTTTCTACCTCGTTTTCTTTTGCGTATTGTGTTAGCTTGATAGCGTTGTTATATGACATGTTTCCGACATCGGTCCTACCTTTAACGTAGTTTGATAAAGTCTGTTCAGATATTCCTGTTACTTTAGAAATCTGATAACGTGAATTATTTGTTAATAAGTTTAAAATTTCTTGTTTTGATAATACTTCAATCATGTTTGCTCCTTATTTAAGCAAGAGCCAAGCGATTAGCCCGATAACGACCAACCAGCCTAGAAATGCTTTCCAATCAAAAGAATGTTTTGTTACTTTAAATTTTACTTTCATAGCATTTTTTGTTAATATTTAAGTACACCCCCGAGGGGGTGGATAGTGAAAATCACTATCCGATTTCGATGTGCCATTCAAGCGTTATGACTAACAAGTTGATTTTGATGACCACTTTGTTCGTTTTAACTTTGAATGGCTTTTTTAAGTACTTAAACATTTGTTTTTCCTTTCTGTAGTTTCCTTGTCTAAGGTTTTGTTTTTTTTTCTCCCTCAACCTTACATATATATTATACCATTATATATAATAGTAGTCAACACTTTTTATAAACTTTTTTGATATTTTTTAAAATTTTTTTGGTCCGTTAAAACGGACTTTTTTTGATTTTGTGGTTATAACAGCAACAAAAAAAGCCCCTAGCTTTTTAGCTAGGGGTGTTAAAGTATTCGCTTATTTAATTATATCAAATTTACTTGTAATAGTTGACTAAATCGTCCTTATCTCGGCAAGAAAGCCATACAGTACCGAATTGACCGAACTCAAATTTGCGCCAATAGTATCCACCGTAATATCCGCCCTCTCCAGTGTCCGTGATATGAGCCTCGTCAATTTCAAAACTAAAGTACATACCTGCTTTAAAGTCCTTGTCTTGACCGTCAGGCAAGTTATTGCCGTTTTCATCAACCCAATTGACCAAGCCGACGGGGATTCCGTTATCCACGTAATTGAACCCAACAGGCGCTAGGTAGTCACATTTGATTTGGTAAATACCGTTAACGAATGCTACATCATTTGCTAGATAGTAAGCTTTACTGTCTGGTTTACGACCACCTGAAACAACCGTGTTAGGCTGTGTAGCTGTTGACCCGCTAAAGCGCCAAGCTTCAATATAGGCTGGTTTCTCGATAGCGTAATATTGGTCCCAGTTGTGAGATGACACTGCTGTCCCTGCTTGTCCGCCAGTCCAGTAGTCAACGCTGATAAATGTGTTAGCGTCCTCTAGTACTCCGACGTGACCACCAGCTCCGCCAGATTGCGACATGTCAGCGCCCCATGACATGAGAATAATGTCACCTCGTTGACCGTTCCAATCTTCGTTTTTGCTTACTCGATAAAAGCCGTTATTTGCCAATTGTGAGCCAAGAGTGACCGTTGACGGCAATCCGATGATATTTACCCCCGCTTCTTTCAAAGCCTGAGAGATTGAACCTGAACAGTCTGCTGTGCCGTCTGAGCCGTTACGTGAACCATACATGCTATAAGTAAGCTTACCTCGACGGCTTTCAAACCAATTAATTAAAACGTCTGTATTCATTTGTTTTCTCCCTTCCAAGCGTCATTCATTTCTTTTACTGCTGCCTCGATAAACATTTCCAGCTGACTATCTGTTAAATAAATATTGTGAGCCTCTAGACTCTTTCTTGCCTTAGTTTTCGCCTCGCTAAGTTTTTGATAGCCTTTAGTGTCCTCTTCAGCAATCTGCTCAACTGCGTTAACAGCGTTCTTTGCGATGATTTCAACGATTTTGAGCGCTTTCTCACCGCCTTCTTTGTAAAGATAGTCTTTTACGGTTTTAACGATAAAACCAGCTAAACCTGTCAAAATAAGCATAGCTGCTTGTACAATCACATCATTCATGTTCTTCTCCCTTCTGCGCACTACTGCGCATTGCTGCGCGTGGTCTAAAACATCTGCGTTTTCCTGACCACGTCTTCCAGACCGTCCACCTTGTCTTGTAGGACCGATATGTCCTTACGAGTTTCCAGCGATAGACTATTGACTGCCTCGGTCAATCTAGCCATTTGTTGCTGGTTCTCCGTCGCTATACGGTTGTTAGACGCTAGTAGCTCTTTGTTAGTTTCTTGGAAACCAGTGACTAATTTTTTTGTGACCCATAGCATACCGCTGATTAAAATCAAAATGACAACAATAATTGCCGTTGCTAGGATTCCGCCAACTTTATCAATAGTCCAAGTCGCTTGCATTGCTTCGTGTATTACATCTTGACCCACCATAGACCCACGCTATCTAAGCTGATTATTCAGCGGTTTCTTCGTCTTCTTGCAAGCCTGCATGAGACAAGTCTACAAGTTCTTGCACTTGTTTACGGAAACGTTTTGGCACGGTCTCAATAGTAATCCAGCCTAATTCGATTTGCATCGCGAAATAATTAATCATCATTGTTCTTCCTCCTAAAATAATCTTTTTAATTTTCTGTATTAGTTTCATCTGCTGCTTCCTCATCAGCATACATTTGATTGATTAAACCATTCAAAGTAGCTGTTGCTAGCTTTGTCATCTTTTCCGAGTCATCAATGGCTTTTTGCATTTTTTCAATCATCTCATCATACTTAGTGATTTTCTCGCCAATTTCATTAAATTTCTCGTTTTCAGCACGTTGTGGGAAATTCTCCTGATAGACGACTTCCAGTGCTAACTTTTCAAGTTCTGCGTTTGAAAGCTCGATTTTGTCAGCTGGGAGCATGACGGGAAGAAATCCACCGTCATCGTTGGTCAAGGTTACTTTCGTACCTTTAACCGTGCCGTCTGTTTCAAATTCTTGCGACTTCGAACTAAATTTTAGTTTCATATTTTCTCCTTTCTATTCGCTCGGAAATGGGTCTGTGGTAATCCATGAGATTGTAGCACCAAACCAAAGCGGATTAGCTTCCAGCTTAATACGACCGCTGATAGAGCCGTCGGGCTTGTACGACAAGTGAACATAGCTACCGTTAAATAGTGACGCACCAGTTCCACCACCACCTTCACCTATTGCATTAATAATTGCTTGACTTACAGGTCTCCAGCCGACTGGTATGGTTTCGTTAGCGGTACCGCTCCAGTTCGTGTTTGAGCGGTGAATATAATCCATAGTGGCGGTTACGACATTTCCTGAGCGAGTTACAGCTATCCCAAAACCGTACGGACCTGCTAAAGTGGTTTTATACACTTTCGTCTGATTGACTGCCGTAAATTCAGCGACTGTGTTTTGAATTGCATAGTATTGCCAAGATTGCCAACCTGCGTCGGTTTTAACTCGATAAGCAGCTGCGTGACCTCGATAATCGACTGCTTCCTGCCAGAACCAGCGGTCATTGTCTGGGTGTTTGGTCACACGAAGGTAAGTCCAGCCTGATGTTGAGCCTAAAATCGGTCTATTCGCTGCATTGTAACAGCGGTAAAAACCAGCTGTAGTAATTGAATTGTAATCCGTACCATCAGCTAACAAAATAGCTGTACCGTCATTATTAGTTAGCTGATGGTGCTGAATAGGCTTGTTGTTTGCGTAAATCTCACCAGCGACATCAAGAGCACCATGCTCACGAATTTTACCAACGCCGATGCCGTCTTTAGTCTTGCTAACCAGCACTTTATCCGTTGATACAGGATAAGAATAGCTAGCCTTGTCAAACAAGTCTTCAACCGTCATCATGACTTCCCATGACTGTGCTCCTGCGAACGTACCCGCTAAATTAGCAGCACTTGCTGTTAACTCGCTTTGAGTTGTCCAAACACCAGACGCCGAACCGTTGTTAGTTGTCCACTCAGTAGCGCCCATTGGTCTTGTTTTAAAGGTGATGGTCATCTTGTTAAGCTGCTTGTCACCGACTGTTAAAGGTGATATTTTAGCCGTCCTAATGACTGTCAGTGTATTTCTTGCCGAACCCGAACGCTCAGCAGTAAACACTGCTGTCGGTCCAGTGTATTCAAGAAAAGTGACTTTTGTGTCTTTACTATCCGACCAGCGCCCTCGACTATCTTGA